TTAGTTTTCAGCTTCAGCGCATCCGATGCTGCCTTTGCCTCCAATTTTTGCTGCGTAAGCGCAGCCTGACCTTGCAGCTTCATTTGCACCTCGGGATCAAGGTGGCCATTCTGATTCTGAGCGGCTTCGGCTTGCCTCTCGGCCATCGCTTTTACCTGATTGCCTATTTTACCTAAAGCGTCCCCGTATGCTTTGACTCTGGACTGTTCACTTTCGTCCTGAGCGAGCAACTGGATATGCTGTTGCACGTAAGCGCCAGCGTTGGTCAAACCAATCACGTCCTGCGGTGTCCCCACGCCGCCGCTCTGCATGATCTGTTGGACTTTCATCGCCATCATCCGAAGCAAAGTCTCGATGACTTCGCGGTGTGAATCGCCTTCCTTCACGGGCATCGGCACCCCGGTCATCAAGGTTCCCCACGCGAGGGCGGCATCGAAAACGGTGTCGGTGATGCGGTCGGGTTTGATTGGTGCGAGCTGGTCGGCTTCCGCCGCGCTGTCTGTCACCGCGAGCACGAGCTTGTGCAGGGTGCGTTGCTGCGCGGTCGGCTCCATGAACTGTCGCACGCTCATTAGCTTGTCTGCCGCCGCAAGTTCGAGCTGCTTGGAACCGCCGCCCATGACGGTCTCGGATCGGATTTCCCAGCGTTCTACGTCCAAGTATTTCTCAGGAATACCGGCTTCCTTGCACCGCTTCTGGAACATCTTCGCGTCCTCATTGCGAGTTCCCTTCAAGCACAGGCGACGGCAAATCTCGCGGTACTCAAATTCCGCCTGGATATAGGCGTTGTTAAGCAGCGAACTGAGCAATGCGCTGGTCTGCGCTAGGAGCGCCTGCACCTCGAATTTCGTCCTCTCTTTTTCCGTGCCGCTGTCGATGTCCTGGGTGTAGCTCGACGCGCTCTCGCCCATATGCTGCTTGAGTTGCGCGAAAAGCATCTGACTCAGTTGCGGGTCGAACTGGTAACGCTGGTCGCGCGTGACGAATCCGACGCCTTCAGGCAACAAGCCGTAGCGCAGTCCGAAATGAATCTTGTCCACCGCCGCCTTGTCTGCCGGGTCTTGGACGCGCATCAGCAGCAGCATGTCCTCGAAAACCTTGCCGATAAAACGGCAGATGGTCAGGTCTTGCACCTGGCACAAATCAAAGAGCATCCATGCCAGCGACCGAACGCTGTGGTAAAAGAACGGGGATTTCACAGAACCATCTCCGAACTGACAGTGCAGAATTTTGTCCAGCGTATCAGCTACGGGATTCTTGCTGTCGTACACGAACGCGAGCGGTTCATTCGCCGTCCCATAGGTCGCTGTCCAATTCTCGTCAGGGATAATTTGCAGGTTCCATTCGCCGGATTCGTCGTCACGGCTAAAGAAGTCCCATAGGTGAATTTTCGGCACGGCATCGCTCTGCCAGTAAGTTGCGTCTTGCTTGTAAAGCTCGGCCATTTTTTCAGGACTGTTTATCCAGTCCCATTGCTGGTCGCTCACGGTCTTGCCCTTGATTGAATTAAGCATGTTCCGTACGACGCCCTTGGCCCATCCTGGGTCGATGTTGTCGCCTTTCTTGAGCGTTTTGCTGTAAAGCTCCCAGTACGTCATCTGACGACGTGCCGCGAAATGATTCATGTCCATTCGCACCAGCGTATCGGTCGGGACCAGCAAATCTTCGATGGCGATGAAGTACGGGCACCAGCAATCGTCGAACGGCGTCCACATCTTTGCGCCCACGCCGGTCAGCATCACACCCGCGCCTGTCTCACGCACGAGTTGGTAATAATCGCGGCTGCGTTTGAGCGGTCGGTTCGCCTCTTTCGTTATCTTTTGACTCCATTCCATCGACTTGTCCACTGGAGCGTCTTCCACCGTGACATGGAAGTACTGGGCGGTCTTGAGGAAGGCATTGCACCACTGGCGGTTTGCCTGCGCGAGAAGATTTGTGCCGGTTTTGGTGTTGAAATTGACCTCGATTTTATTTTCCCGCATCTGCTGGTCAGTGAGCGGAGCCTCCCCGTTCATCTGTTTTTGAATGAGAGCGCGATTCGGAGCGCGGTACTCGTCCGCGCGCTTCATATCATTTACAATTTCAGATACCTTGGCGGCGCTGGCACTCATATCATAGCCATCGGCTCGCGTTGTTTCTTTTGCCAATTCGGGTTGCCGCGTCGTTTGGGAGGTGCGGCAGGCGATTCGATCTTTGGCAATTCAGAAGATGTAGCCGCAAGTTCCTTCACCATTTCCGGTGTGATAACGGTGCGTTCCAATCCTTTTCCTGTCTCAGCAGCCAATGCTTCCTTGAAGCCCATTCGCACGCGCCAGAGCGCGAGGAAATCTTCGATGGCTTTGACGCGGTGGAACAGCACTGCGTCCTTTTTGATGAAGTCCACCGTAACCGCGTTCGGCGGGCTGGCTTCGGTGCGTTGCGGCACGAACAACGGCGGTGTGTTGTAATCCGGTCCCCAGTGTGAGTGAATTAGATTCGTGTGCTGCGCTCTCGGCACGAGGAATTCCGCCGCGATCATATCGTACGCCCGCACCGTGCTTTGGAACTGCGCCACGCCCATCTTCGCCGGCTTCACCGGCCCAGTGAATCGCGCATCTTTCCACAGCTCGCCTAAGCGAACGTATGCGTTCTGCGGGTATATCGCAATGGCTGAGAGATATTTCTTCGGCAAGCCTTCCGCCGCCGATTCATTGTCCATCAGTGACCCCATGAATGGCTTTGGCGACTTCGCGTATTCGTCGGCCAGAGCATTGAGCCAGTCCGCACGCAAGGGCACGCTGTCCGGCTCTAGCAAGAGCCAATTCATTCTGTATAACTCGTAAACTTGTCTAGCTGCTGCTCGGAAAGTTAAATTCGCGGCAAGTGGCCATCCTTTTGCGCCAGTTTGAATCACCATAGCCTGAACGGAATGGAATGTCGGACGCACAATTGAGAGCATGGATTTGATGCGCTCTTGAGGAACTTCGGAATCAGCCGCAATAAGCAATGAGTGTGCCTCGACGTTTTTAAGCTCAGCAATCCAACGGAGCAGAATTTCGGCGTTATCGGCATCACCAAGATGGGTGGGTAGAATTACGAGGAGTGGTGTCATAGAGTTTGTTTTTCGGTTTGCATCCAGCAATAGCTGGGCATAGCCATCAGGGTTTCATCGTCAGTGTGCGCTAAAATTGTTTCGATTGGCACATGAATCTTGAGCTTTAGGGGGCATCGACAAAGGGCGCACGAATGAATGTTTTCTTCGCCCTCAACACGCAACCTTAGATGCTCTCTTACATTCATCTGCTCAGCGATTGCACGGACCGTACTCGCTGTCAGTTGCAGCAGCGCATGACCATCTCGATTGTGCGGGCATGGTTTACCTTCTGGCGCTCCGCTCAGACACACGTTGGCTCGCTTCTGTGCAATCGCAATGTCCACTGGCTTGGCTCCGCTCCCAAGCCAGTCCACGAGAATCCTACCGCCTACCGCCGCATGTTTTACAAGGCTTTTTGACTGGTGGTCGATTGCTGCCCGAACTCCCGTTTTTTTTTGAGTTTGACACCACGCCGGATCGTTGTGCAGCCGGACGCAGGTGGCTTCCTCGATGTCGTGAAGTGCTTCTTTGGGTGTCGCTCTTGGTAGCCCATTGCCGGCCCGGAAATCAGCAATGTTTCTTGCGAGTTCCCACACAAGGCCCATAGATTTCCACGACTTAACGGTGCCATCAGGAAGTGTTTGAGACAAAATCCATCCACCGGGCGGGACTGTGGTCAAATTTCGTAAAGGCACAAACGCCTTATCCGCTCTTTCGCGGGCTTTATCAAGCAGCAGTTTTCAGGCGCATGGACTGAATGAGTTTGTAATGACGTGCGTTCAGGTCCGCGAGCCACGATTTTCCGCCGCCTTCGGTGAACTTGTCAGCGCCGAGTTTTTGGATTTGCAGACCGCGTTGGCGCGCGCCTTCGACTGCCGTGGCCAGCCAGTCGGCTTCGTCAGGCGAGCGACCGAGGCGTTGCTTGGTTTTCTCCTTCGGCTCCACGTCGCGTTTGTTGTTGCCGACGTATCCCCATTCACGCATGTAAAACTCGTTGGCGACCGATTCTGGCAATTCACGCAACTGCTCGCTTTCAACCAGCCAACGCACCGCAAACCAGAATTCGCTCACGCGCTTTTGATATTCCTCGTCGCAACGCTTCAATCTGCGCTGATTCGTCGCGTCCACGATGTAAAGGTCCAGACGTACCGGCCTCGTTGATGGTCGTCCTCCAAATTCACAGGGAACGGGTATGACATTTCCGAACACGCGGGCAAAAGCTGCGCCCAAGGTGCCGCGTCCGGTTGAATCGTAGAAGATGTTCTCGACCGGAATAGCTTCGCGCAGACAATCATCGCGCACATGCTCCGCAATTTCATCCTCCGGCTCCGCGCCGCGCTTCATACCGATCTTGATGACGTGCGGCTTCTCCACGCGCACGATTTGATGTCCGTCTGGGTCTTCGCCGAATTCGATCCAGCCCCCGACGCAGCGGTCCCCGCCATACGCCGCATCTATCGAATAAATCTTGGTGCGTTTCACGCCTTTCCACGTCGCTTTCTCGAAAGCCTTGTGGATCATGCAAAGCTGTTTGGTCAGCACGCGCTGCGAGTCCTCGCCGGGGCGCATAACACCCAAACACATCGCGCAAAATTCTTCGCTATGCGGACCATAGAAACGGAGCGTCGAATCAATGCGCTCTTGGTCGATCAGAAACGGGTAATGCTTGCCATTGCCATCGAAATTCGGCGAATCGGTGCCGACGAAATTGATGCACTTGCCCTTGGCGTACTTGGTTTCCCAAATCGTCGTCTTGGCGATGTCGCGCACGCTACCCCAACCAAGCTCAGGCTCGCATGACTGGCCCATTGGCGAATGCTCACCGTTCACAGGATTTGCAATCGGGATGAAGAAAAACCGCTCGTTCTTGTCCAGGTTGGACGTGGCGCGAAGATACGAGATGTCCATGAGGCTGCATTCGTCGGCGACGAGGAATACCCACTTGTTCTTGATCCCGACGAAAGGGCCGATACCGACCCAGTGTTCGCCCTTATAGCACGCGATGCCGATGATGCCGTTCCTGAAATCCCGAGTTTCGCCGTCTTCGCTCCTGTCGGTGATGATGCAGCGTTTGTAATCCAGCGCCACACCCGGCAGTTCTTCCCATCGTGCCTTGGCTTGTTTGTGCAGCTTCTTCACTTCTCCGAGAATGCCGAGGTCCAACTTCTGCACCGTGGTCGTCGTCAGCAGGATCGTCGTTTCTTCTGGGTAAACGAAGTAATGCGATAGCACGAATTTGCTCGCGTAATATGTCTTGCCGCTGCTGCCAGGTCCGAGCAACCCGACCATGCCGCGCTTTCGGAACTCCATGCAGTCCGTGAATTCTTTCAGAGCAAGATCGCTCCACTTGTTGTGCTCATCATCTGGCCAGATTATTGAGTGCAAGGCTCGGAAGTGAGTGAACAGATTCGTTCCCTGCCAGATCATATATTGTTCGATTTCCAGCGCCGTTGTGCCAGCGGGCCAGTCGAGGTCGTATTTCTCAAATGCAGCGGAAGCCATTGACGGACGTTACTGGAAGGCGCAATCTAAGCCAACCTTAACAAAAGGCTTTTATGATTGGATTAGTGGACTGCTGTGTTCCCTGTAACAACGTCGAGGAGATCGTAAATATTCCGGGTCCGAGCGGAATTGACGGAAATCCGGGCGCGGACGGCGCAGCGGGGGAGAATTCTTTTACATTCACGGTTAGTGATTTTGTCGTGCCTCCAGCAGATGGAACAACTCCAGTCACGATTGAAGTTGAGAGCACGGGATTCATGGCTGTCGGTCAGCCACTTTTTATTCCGGGCGCAGACTTCGTAATCGTTTCGGCAATTATCGACGGAACGCATTTCAGCGCGGTCAGCCCCGATTGGGAAAGCAACACGCACGCTGGCGATACGATTTCTGCGGGTGAAAAAGTTTCTCCCTCCGGCTGGCAGCCCGCCGCGCCATCGCTACCTGCCATTGACGCAATCGCAAAATACGGCTCCGGCACCGCGCATACGATCACCGGCGCGAGCTTCGCCGCCGTGGTGTTCGGCACCAGCGGCAATCAGGAAATCACGCTGACGACTGCCGGTACATGGATGCTCTACGCACGGGCCAGAACCGATTACGTGGCCTGTACATTTGCGGCCGTACGCACCGTGAGCTACAA